TGGAGAGTTTTTGGCATATATGGTTAGAAATTTTAGCGATGGAAGTTATTTTGATGACCCTACACCTTGGAATGAGGATTTACCTGGTAGTGAATATGATGATAGTTTAAGTGAAGTTGACCCAAAACAAATTAGAAATATAAACCCAATACTTGAAGCAGTTGGAAATACTGTTCCGGTTATTATAACCTATGAAAATGATATGGGAACTGGGAATACACCCGCAACAATGGCAATCGCTTATAAAAAAACTAATGTTGGTTGGCCTGAAAATCCAACATATATCTCACTAACAAGGGATAATGATAATAAAAGGTTCATTGGCAATTTATCAAATCTTGATTTTGAGGAAAGTTATGATGCGAGAATAAAAGTTATTGATGCCGATGGTATAGATGGAACAAAAGATACAACCGCTTATGTTGATAGTAGTTTTTCAACAACCGCAGTCGAAGCAAACCTGATTATAGGGACTGAAACAATAACCCCTGGGGTATGGAATATTGCTGTTGAAATACCATTTACAAACCCCGTTGGTAGCAATCCCGCTTTATATAATTATAGTGCGGCGATACAATGGAAAAGGACAATTGATACAGAATATGGAACAAGCACACCAATGTTATTAACGCAGGTCGATGATATTAGTGGTAATTTTGCTTATGATATAACTGGTTTGATTGATAATACTGAATATGATGCTAAAATAACATTTACAAATACGCTTGGAATTGATGGAACAAACCCATTGATAATAACAAATATTTTAACAGAACCATATGACCAATTAACACCGACTTTAACAGCCCCAAATGGGACTGAAGATATTGATGGGGAGTTTACTATAACTTGGACTTTAAATGGTGATGACGTTGTGCCAACAAATGAACAGAGGACTGAGATACAAGTTTATGATGGATTAAAATATCCGTGGTATGTACAGGATAATGAATGGAAATTAATAACAATAACTGATGCTGGTGTTGAAAGTTATTTATATAATTTTGGACAATTATTGAGCACTGAAGTTGCGAGAGTTAGAATTAGAACAATATCAGTTAAAAGTGGTATAACTTACAAGTCTGAATGGGATTATAGCGACCAAGTTTTTCAAATTATAAATAATACACCACCTGATGCACCAACTGATTTAACACCTGATAATACATGGGAGGATTTAGCAAATATAATTTTGTTTAGTTGGAAACATAATGGGCGAACTACACAAACAAAAGCCGAATTATATTGGCAAGATAGGGCAGTTCCCGGTTATACTAAAGTGGATATAACGGGTAAAAATTACTATTATGTTATGCCCGCTAATACTTTACCTGATAGTGATATACAATGGTATGTTAAAACATATTGTATGGTAAATGGCGTTGAAACTGTTAGCCCATCAAGTTATGTTGCACAATTTAGGGCAAGCCAATTATCAACTTCACCGGTTATAACTTACCCGATTGAAAGTGATTTAATAGGTATCGCAAATATAGTTTGTACTTGGACGGTTGATGATCAAATTGCTTATCAAGTGCGTTTAGTAGATAATACAACTTCAACGGAAGTTTATAATAGTGGGGAGTTAATTAGCACAACTAAAAATCATTCCATAAATTATGATTTAGAACACGGTCATAATTATACAGTTTATGTTAAAACACAAAATTCAAGCGAAATTTGGAGTGCTGAGGATGATAATAGTTTTGATGTTAGTTTTATAGCACCTGAAAAACCTGTGATAACAGTTTATCCAAATTCAACGGATTATGCGATTGAAATAAGTTGTGATAACCCAGTTGGTGGGATAGAGGTTGATAGGAATGATTTATGGAGATTTGATAATGAAAGTGAAACAGCGATTTTAATAAAAAGTGATATGGGGAGTTATTATGAAGATAATACAATTGCCGGCAGTGTCCGCTACTATTATTTTGTTCAGACTTGGGGTACTAATGGCACGTATGTATATAGTGATATTAAAAGCACTAAGATAAGTATCGAGGGTTGTGAGTTAAGGGATAGTGTTGATAATGGATTATTTGTTAGATTTGAGGCTTATCCAGAACAGGCGAGTGTAGATTTTGGTAATAGCACGACTTTAACTAAATTCCAAGGTCGAGAATACCCGGTAAGCAGCACTGGGACTTTAAGTGATAAGGTTTATAATTTGACACTTGATGTTTTTACACTTGAGAATAGAAATAAAGTTAAAAAAATGTTTAAGGATAAAAATCACTTATTATATAGGGATGATAAACAGAATAGAGATTATATAATGATTTTGAAATATTCAGAAGTTCCATATAATGAAGCTGATGAATGGTTCAAAATTGATTTAACTATTGCTAAAGTGGATCATAGTGAGGGTACTATTATGGATAATATTAGGCACTTACCGATAGATAATATAGATGAAGCACTAAGGGGATAATAAATGTATAAATTGAAATATGCTATACCGGATATGACTTCAAATACAGCACCAAGTGGAACTGTATTTTATTCAAGTCAATTTTCAGATTATTATGCCTGGAAAGTTTTTGATTATGAAAATGGAACTTTTTGGTGGCCAACAGATGTATGTCCGCAATATATAGGATATCAATTTCCAACTGCTAAAATAATACACGCTTATTCTTTTTTAAGTAGATATAATGTCAATGGCGGATATCCATCAAGTTTTCAATTTCAAGGAAGCAATGATAATTCAAATTGGACAACACTTGACACACAGGAAGATAGAGTTTTAGAAGGAACTGATACAAGTGTCCAATTTTTTAGTATAAATAATGAAACAGCATATATATATTATAGACTTTATATTACAGAAGTTATAGGACCTGTAGCAAAAGTAATTTTACATACTTTAAAAATGTATGAACCTGATATTGATTTTATAGAAAGTATACCTGCTATGACATCAAACACAACACCATCAGGGGTTGCATCAGCATCATCAGTTGCTTCGACTGGTTATGAAGAATATAGGGCTTTTGATAAAATTGATGAAGGTACACAATATAGCCGTTGGGCACCATCTAATAACACAGTTACTACACCTGCATGGTTACAATATCAATTTCCAACACCTAAAATCATTAAAAAATATGCTATACAACCACATTATTCAAGTGCTTTTGGACCAAGGGATTGGATTTTTCAAGGTAGTATAAATGGTAGTACTTGGGTTAACTTAGATATAAGAACAGGATATACAAGTTGGATTACAACACCAAGGCAATTAATTTTTTTTGATGTTGATAATTCTACTGCTTATGATTATTATAGAATTTATATAACATATAGAAATTCAAATTCAATATCATTTGAAGAATTTGCTATGTATGAAACAGCATTGATTGAACCTATTACTGTTGGAACTTTGACTTATACAACCATTACTGATGATAGTGTTGGTTTATCACTACCATTTACTGGTGATGAGAATGAAAATTCAAGTGTGATGGTAAATTATAAAACTGATACTGACAGTGAATATGTTGAATTTGGAGAGATGGTAAGGGATAATGAAGTATTTTTATTAACAGTTGATAATTTAAACCCTGGTACAAGGTATGACTTTCAAGCAGTTGTTAGTGATGATAATGGTATCACTGGTGATAGTACACAATATGTATTGGACGTTGATACAACTTACAATCAAATTAAAATATCAAATATTAAACCAACTAAAACATATAATTCAATAACAATAACCGCAGATATTGAAGGAGATGATAATAGTGATAATTCAATCCAATATAGATATAGGCGTTCCGCAGTTGGTAATTTTGAAGCAGGAGCGTGGAGTGCTTATATACCAATTACTGTTAATGAAGGACAAATAACATTTACAATAACAGGGTTGATTAAATCAACTAACTATGATATTGATATAAATATAAGTGATGCGGATGGTGTTAACGATGCCACTACCTAATAACGCAACTATACAAGTTTATAATGTTCAAACCGCATCAAATAATAGGGTTATAACTGAACCTGAGCCAATCTACATTGATGTTTTAAAAGGTAAATATGGTAATAGAATTGAGAGTTTTAAATATAATTTATTAAATCAATCAAATCAAGTGCTTAGGGAAATTGATTTGGTAGAAAGTTGCCGAATTAGTTATAATAAAAATAACGCTATTCAACGGACGGCTAATTTTAATATTAGTGGTGAGGAAACAATTGATTTTATTAAAAATAGAATACAAGTTATTCATCGGTTAAAATTCCCGGATGGGAATTGGGTTGAAAAATCACTTGGTATTTTCATTTTATCAAGCCCTGAGATTATTGAGGATGATGGTCAAATAATGTTTTCAATTGAAGGTTATGATTTAAACCTTATTTTAAATGAAAGAAAAACGGAGGACTATTATTATATCCCCGCAGGTTTGAATATTATAACAGCAATCACTGATATTTTTACAAATGTTTTTAGTTTAACTAAATATAAAATAACGCCAATAAATTTTAACATTAATGAGGACATAGAATTTTATCCAAATACACCCTATCTACAAATTATAAACAATTTATTATCAAGGATTAATTATGAAAATTTACACGTTGATGTTAATGGTTATTATGTTTCATACCCATATTCCTTACCTGAAAACAAACCAAATAATCACACTTATTTTGATGATGAAGAAAGTATAATTGTAAATGGAGTGAATAAAATGTTAGATACTTTCCGGATCCCAAATCAGATAACTATGATTTATTCAGATTTTGAAAATGAACCTGTGAAGGAAATCGCATCAAATTATTCCGCTGATAGTCCAATATCCATAACAAATTTAGGTTATATAATAAATGAAACTATAACAACAAATGAGGTTAATGATGCGGTTATTTTAAATCAACTTGCTTGGAAAAATTTAAGTGATTTATCAAAAATTTATGATACAATAACTATTAAAACAGCAATAAACCCTTTACATAAGCACAATGATTGTATATTATTAAAATATGAACCACTTGATATAGGTGTTCCACTTGGTGAAAAATATGAAGAAGAGAGTTGGAATATAGATTGCGAAGCAGGCGGTTTAATGTCGCACGATATAAGGAAGGTGGAATGGATTTATGGCAATTAATGGGTTATTAACATTGTTAGATGAAAATTATAAAAATAATGATTTTAGATTTGTTCAAGGAACTATCGATCCTAATTATTTAAGTGGAAAACCATCAATTTTATTTGATGATGGAACTTTGATGACATCAGCAACTCACCCATACCTTGAAAGTTATACACCTGTGGCCGGAGATAGAGTTTTGTGTTTACAAAAAGGTTTAAAAACAATTATTCTCGGAAAAATTGTTGGAGACGAGATTATTAGTTAGTATTGACCTAAGGTATAATATCGGTTATACTAAGGCTTAGAACGCATTGTACGGGCTTAGAAAGGGATTTAAAATGAAATTTGTAATTGATAAAAGTTATATGAATTCAAACAAATACAAAAGTGGAAAACGCAGTAAAACCACAGGTGTTGTTTTACATCACACCGCAGGTAATAACCCCGGTGATTGGAAAATTTTAAGCGGACAAAGCACAAGGCAAGTATCAATCCATTTTTGGATCCCCGATTATGCTGATAGTGATGGACATAAACATATCACAGCAGCAGGAGAATATGTCATATATCAACTTTTGCCGATAGACCAAATTGGTTGGCACACAGGAAAAGCAATAACCGGTTGGGGCAATAGTTATACCGTTGGTATTGAGATTGGGAATTTAGGTAATGGGATTGACAAATTCGAAGAAGCGCAAGTTGAAGCCGTTAAAGTTTGTTTAGCGGAGATAGAAAATTCACTTGGTTTAGAACTACCTTTGAAAACGCATCAGGAAATCGCTTTACCAAAAGGTAGAAAAATTGACCCGCATTATATTTTCCCATCAAAAGCAATGGTTGATTTTATTGTTAATCATAAAGTTGGGCAAGCACACGATAGTGTTGTTATCAACCCAACCCCGACACCACAGCCACAACCAATTTCAAATGTGTTGAGGAAAGGTAGCAAGGGCGAACTTGTTAAAAAACTACAAAACCTATTAAACAAGCATAATTTTAAAGTTTCCGTTGATGGTGATTTTGGACCTTTAACTGAAGCCGCAGTTATAGCGTTTCAAATTGCTAAAAAACTATCGGTTGACGGAATAGTAGGGAAGAATACTTGGGCAGCGTTAGAAGCGGTCCCAGTGGCTTTAAAACCGATTTTAACAAGGGTGTTAAAGATAGATAAAAGTGGTGGAGATGTTAAAGTGCTTCAGCAACTTTTAAATAATCATGGTTATGGTTTGAAAGTCGATGGACAGTTTGGAAGATTAACGCACCGAGCANNCGAGCAGTTATGAATTATCAATCAAAAAATTGGTTATCGGTTGATGGTAAGGTAGGACCAAAAACCGCCGCAAAATTAGGGTTTATCTGGAAAGGTTAAAACATTATGGATGATTTTATTAAAGATTATATACCGTATATTGTTACCGTACTTACAGTTTTTATTGCTTACAAGTATGCAAAAATTAAAGGGCAACAACAGGCGGAAGAAAGATTAGCAAAAGTTAATGCTGAAACGATTGAGCATTTTGAAAAACTTGTTGAAACAATGTCAAAGAGAATAGAGTGTTTAGAAGAAGAAAGCACAAAACAAACTGAACTAATAAAAAAATTAACATTGGAAACCAAACGCTTAAAAAAAGATTTAGAGATATATTACTGTGCAAACGCACCAACGTGTGCAAAAAACAGCCGTAGGGCTGAAGATATAGAAAAAACTATTGAAATTTAAGGGGGGAAGAAAAAATGGAAGTATTAATACAAATGGCTTATGTTATCGTTGTAATTGCCGTTTTAGTTCCACTTATAGTGGAGGGTTTAAAAAGGGTAATAAAAAATTATGTTGATGGAAAATATAATTCAAAAATCTATCCCGCTTTATCCCTTATAATATCAATATATTTAGCAACCGGTGCGAGAGCAGCCATTAGCGAAGCATTAAACTTTAAATGGTTTTATACAAGCGTAGAAATATGGGTTTTAACTGGTATCATAGCATCACTTGGTGCTAAAACAGTTTATAAACTTGTATCTAAGGCTTGGCAAAAAACTTTAGAAGATGGAGTTGAAAAAGAATAAAAAGTATATTATAATTATACTTGGGTGATATAGAATGGATTTGCTTTAGTAAGCAATCATAACTTTTTATAAGTGTATAAAATCCCTTTCCCCGCTATATCACCCAATTTTTTTATATCTATCATCAAACCACAGCGATTACAAAAAATAATCCTTATAATACCTTCCTCAAAATTAAACCTTTTAAAACACCGGGGACACCGCTTCAGACTAATTTTCATAGTAAAAATCTCTAATTTCATCAATCATTTTTAATAAATTAGGGTTGTTAATTAAAACATTCCAATAACCCTCAGCAAACCCATCAATGATATTTTCAGCGGAATTTATTTTGTATTTTTTCAACCTAACTTTCCAATCCGCAGTATCAAGCGTCAACTGTAAACTTCTACTTATAATGTGATTTATTTCATGTAAAAATACGTGTAATTTTTCATCATCACATAAACCTGAATACATTCTAATACTTTTAAAATCTGTATACCCCTGTGTCCTAACATTATTGATATCAAACTTACCATCAATCGTCAAATCATCAATCAAACTTTGTCTAAGGTCTTTAATATCAGGTATTTTTTCATTATCATAAAAACCCACTTTATACGCTTTACCTAAAATATAAATAACAGAACCCCGAGGGTAATACTTTTCAAAAATTCCCATTATATACCCCTATCCCTTTTAATTATAATACAAGTGATTATCTCACCATTCTCATCTTTAGCATAATAATGAATTTCATCATCAACAACATACATAAAAACATTAGCAGCATAAATAATAGTTGGTATAGGACCTTTTAATTTACCTTTAAACTTTGGTATCCAAATCATTTTAATAATCCCCACCTTTTACCAAGTATCTCAAAAATCCACCAACCATCGCTTTTACCTTCCTCAATTTTGTCAGTAATAGGGTTATAAACCTTTAATTTTATAGGGAAGATACTACCGCCGAAAACCATCCACGCAGTTAAAGTTCCCAACCAAGGGTTTATAGCCCATATCAAAATACATAATAAAGTTGTAGTTACTAACGGTGCTGAAAACCCAATTAGTTTTTGTAAACTTGTCAATTCTTCAAATTGTTTGTCAGGGCAATCAACAACCGGTGTTGGGAGTTTGATAATAGGCTGTTTAATCCAAACATATTTACTATCACAACCCATTGCTTTATAAGCATGATAGTGTGATGCTTCATGTACAAAGTGGAATATAATATAAATCAATAAAATATATAAATACATCATCATTACCACCACCTATTGATACATAAGTAAACTAAATTATCACGGACAACAATTTTATACGTCAAATATTCATAGTGCTTTTTAAAAACCTTGTTAATGAAGAAAGTAATTTTACCAATTGTGTAAAAATCGAGACCTAATTTTTTTGGTAAACAAGCCCATACCGTATCTGTAGCAATGGGTTCATATTTTATAACGTCATCAATAAAACGCTTTATCTGATAATAATAAAATAAATTATTCTTCATAACTATCAACCTCAAATTCCCAGTCGGTAGTATCCTCATCTTCCCAATCAATTTCAACATTAGCATAAAAATCATTATCAACTAAATCAAATAAAACTAATTTTTCATCATCACTCAAACAATCACTCAAATCATCTAATAAATTTTTATAATATATTTCATTAATTTTCATTTATATCACCCTCTCAAAATTCTTTACCTTGACGCACAATGGGCAATAAATTTTTTTCAAATGACCAAGTTTTCTATTCTTACCCTTTGGGCGATGAACCTTATAACCATACCCACAATCGCATTTATAGATTTCAGACATTTTTATCACCATCAATCAAAACCGCTTTTTCAACAACAGTATATTTATGTAAATCCATTTTATCCTCGATAATATTATTTTGTTTTAATAAAACCACTGCTTTTTTCAAAAAATATTTATTCCGATAATTCTCACTTTTAATTTCATCAAATGCTAATTTTAATTCATTTAACTCTTTCTCTAAATCCCTTTTTCCAACCATATTAAACACCCCTTTCTATCCCTATATAGTACTATATCACAAAAAACCTAAAAGTCAAGGTTTTATTTATAAAAATCATATAAAAACTTTTTGATAAGTTTATCAAGTGTTTTTATATCAAAATTCATATCTGAAGATTTTTTTAAAATTTTATTATCAAATGTAAAATCTTCATTAATATACCTACTTTTTACCATAAAAATAATTTCTGATTTTGAATTACACAAAGTAAATTTAAAATATGCTGGAAATTCTGAACCTTTTTCATAAATTTTAATATCTTTTATTAAAGCAGTTTCTTCAAAATTAATTTTATTATTTAACATTATTACCACCCCCAATCAATTTTAGTTTTCCAAAAATAACTTCTCAACAAATCATCGTGTGCCAGTATCGTATCAGTTAAAGCTATCTCAATTTTGCGACCCCTCAAAATATTTTCCGCTTTAGTGTAATATTTATCTAAATCCAACAACGCATCAATCTCAATTTTATAAGTGTCAAGTTTTGCTTTAGCATATTCATAACCATAAAAATCAAAACCTTTAATACCAACTAAAGTCAAAGCAGCGTCCTGTTCCTCAGCACTTAAAATATAATTATTACAAATTCTCTCAATTTCAAAATCAGCATCTGTTTTTACTTTTAAAACTTTGTTATCCATCAAAATCACCTTTCCTTTTTTATATCGCCTTTCCCGGCTTGGTTAGAAATATAGCACTTTAAAAACCATTGTCAAGGCCTAAAATAAAAATATTTTTAATTATTTTTTTATAGGTTTTTAACATAAAAAATCATAAAAATCAGAAGAATAAATCAAGTTTTTATAAAATTATATGATAAATTTTATAAGTGATTTAACGCGATATAAGGCGATTTAAGCCATTGTACCCTATCTATGGAATAAGCAATCGAAAACATTTTTAAATCGCCCGTATGGGCATTGTGTGCGTTTTTAAGCGTCGATTTTAATATAAAAAAACCCTATAAATTGATATATTTTTTCTCAATCCAAATTACCAAAAAAGCAATGATTTCATAAGCATCAATCAATGAAAAACCTGTTAATTTGTACTCAACCTCAAAATCTAAAACCTGTTCCCTAAACCCACGGAACATATCCTCCCCATCATCAGCATCCAAAAAATGTTCCCAATTATCATCAACAATTTTTAAAACATTCTGCCATTCTGCCAAATTATATCAACATCATTTTTTGATTGGTTATGATGTTCCATAGACACCGCAAGCAATTTTTCCAAAATCTCAACCTTTTCAATCAACTCACTTTTAGTCGCCATTTTTTAACCCCATTAAAAAATCAAAATACAAAAAACAGAAAAGAAAAAAATAAACAATTGAAAAAAACCAACTTACTAAATCCGCAATCTTCCACAATCCAAAAATCAAAAAACTCAAAATCTGGAGATTTAAAAAAACAACTTTTAAAAATCTATTCATTAAAATCATACCCCTCACCCATCAAAACTTCAATTCCCCAAAACTTTGAAAGTGGAAACCAGCGACCATTGCTTTTAAAATCAATTTTAGTCTTCCCAGCATCCTTCCAATTATTTTGCCAAAGAAGACGATGATTATTTTTTTCCCTTTTATAAATCAAGTGATTTTTCGTACACCTTGGAACTTTAACTAAAACTGAATTTTTTACATCAGCAAAAACCACATAATCAGCTTGGGTTGAATTCCACCAACCTTTAGTGGCAAATTTATATCTCGCAACCCCAGTATCAGCATCCTTATAAACATAAATCTTTGACCAATCCTCGATAAACACCAAACCCTTTTTAGCATCAAAACTTGACTTGACTTCGTGAAATTCCATATCATTTATCAGTAAATCAACTCCCAAATTACAGAAATCATAATCGATCGTTCCATCACCATTTTTTACTGGATTTGAAACATCCTCAAATTTAACCCCATTATCAACTAAATATTTTTTATACAAAGCCTCACCCAAATTCCCGGTTATAAGTGCTTCCTCAAAACCTTGTTTAGTGCCATCACCTGAATTATCAAAACTCCACTTACCATCTTCCTGTCCACTCCCAAAAACTTGGGCATTTAATTTTTTTGGTTCTGTCATCATTCTACCCCTTTCATAGGTATAAATAGTATTATAACACAAAAATCAGAAAAATCAAATATTTATTTTTTAAAACTTTTATCAAATATAAAACATTGCCACCTAAAAATAACATCTGCTAACCCATCAATGTCAACTTTTATATTTTCGGTATCTAAAAAATATAAAAAATCAGTAAAATCATTATAATCAAATATATTATGATATTCATCGCTTAAAATTTTAAATGTATCTAAAACTTTAGTAAATTTTTTATGATTATCACTTTTTAACATATTTAAAGCAATTCTAAAAAACTTTAAATAATATATCTCATCTTCCTCTACATATCTATCAGGTAAATCTAAACATAAATTTTTATCAAGTAAAAGCAATTCCAAAACATTAAAAATATCAAGGGCAGAAAAATTTAAATCTATTTTTTTATTAAAAACACTAAAATTAGTATAATTACTATAATCTGGCTGTATATTTATAATATCGCTTTTTATTTGCCTTTTATAAATTATCATCTTAACCCCACCTTTCAATCAATTTATTTAGTTTTTTAGTGCTGCGATTGATTTCCTTAGTAAGCAATCTATCCAACCCATCAACTTCAGCATATTTTAAATGTAAAGCATATAAATCATCAATTTTGTTTTCAAGGAATTCCCTTTTAATATAATAATCATCAATTTTACTTCCCGTTTTTTCTAAACTCTCTTCCTCACTATCAAAATTATCAAATGCTATCAAAATCTGCATTTCCAATTTTTGAACCTCACTATCACTTAATTTTTTAACTTTTTTGCTCAAAACCTGTTTAATTTCAGTATCATCAATTTCTACCTCATCATCAAATTCATCTAACTCAATTTTTAAATCTACTTCAGTCATTGAAAACACCCCTTTCAAGTAAATCGTTGACTATTTTTTCAAAATTCTTCTTTGTAAACTTTGTTTCCTTATCCAAATAATATACGCCACCCAAACTATTTTGTTCCCAACCTCTATCATCAAAGCCTTTCCAAACTATCGCATTTTCCCCAAATGTTTTGTCACCAGTATATGGTGTTTCCCAAGTGATTATCTTGGAACATAAACTTTCCTCACCTAAGTGATAAACTAATGTTTTATAAGTCTTTCTTTCATAAATATGCATCTTCTTCAACTCCCTTTCTTTTCCTTTTAAGCCTTTTGGCTTTGGTGCTGTCCCCGGAATTGAACCGGGGAATATATCCCATTCAGCCTTTAATAATTTCATACATTTGATAATTTGGTAATGATACTAAAATCGCGTTATCAATTTTAGCAATTTTTTCAATATCATCAAAATCATAACCATCGTCCTTTAACATATCCATTAACAGTTGTAGGTCTTTAACTTCTTCTATCACTTCTATAATTTGCTTTATTTTCATTTTATTTACCCCCTTCCTTTTTCCTCGGTTTTTTACCGCCTATTGATAAGTATACTCGACCAATTCATATGTCAAGGCCTAAATTGAAAATATTTTAAATTATTTTTTTATTGATAAAACTTATGCTGAAGTATCACTTTCAGTGAGTGTATACATATGGTTTTATCAACAAATGTAATGTAAGTATATAAACAAGTTAGTGTTTATAAGTTTATTTATAAAACATTTTAAAATCGGAAGAATATAATTAACCCATTAGTGAGAAAGAAAACTTTTAACCCAATCAGCGATGGGGGTATCCCCCAAGCCCCCTAAACCCCATAAAACCATTTTACTTTTGTAAAGTAGCAGAAAGTGATAGTTTATAAAAGTAAAGTGTTGTGTGTGATGGACAACAAGTAAACCTTTGACAACAAACCCTTAAAATCGGTGGAATACTATAAGGATCATTTTTTTAAACAATAAACCTTTCATACCCCTTAGTACTGATATTTTTTTCATTATTAACTGTACTTTAATTATGTCTTCTTCTGCTTATAAATATCTCTGTACTTAATGTCTTTACATACATCCTTTAAATATAACTGTACTGTACTTAAGTAATATATACTGTACGCGCTAATAAAAAAACAAAATTTGCGGTGAATTTTACTATCAGTTCCCAAGTTCGACAGTTTGCCCGGCCCAGCAAAAATACACAAGGTTCACCCAGTTAGGTTTTGAAAACGTTTTAAATGCCTCTGTGGCCGCGTGTAATCAATTCTAACGCCATTTAAACATAAAATAGTATCCAATGCCCCAAACAATAGGTACAAAGGCTTAAATCGCATTATATGTCTTTAAAAAATAATTTTCATAAGTTCTTGACTTTTAGGTTTTTTGTGATATAGTACTATGTAAGGAAAGGTTAGAGAGAATGAAAAACAGATTAGGACAATTAAGACCGGTTGATATAAATAAGGATATTGCTGATTGGACTGGATTTGACCATTTACAAAACTTTATTTTCCAATCTGGTTATGATAATTATATCCAAAATAAACTTGATAGGATAAACAACCGTTACAGGCGTGAAATTACTTGGAATAAAACTGATGTTAAAGCGGTTGATGAATGGTATTCAAAAATCATTGATTTATTGGTTGAAGATGTTAAGGAACGCAAGCCAATTGATAAAAGTATTTATTTTTGTTGATTTAGATAAGGGTGATGATAATGCAATTAAATAAAAAGGAAAAATTGATACAGGATGTTATTTTAAAGGTTATTAGTATATTAAATGAAGATTTGATTACTTTAAATGATAATCAGAGTTTATTTAATACTGTAAATATTTCAGTTCATAAAAATAATATTATTGATTATGATGAGGAATTAGTTGATGATATTGCTTCATCAATTATCAATAAAATCGGTTTTAATGTTATTTGGAAAAGCGGGTCGGAATATAATTTTGAAATAATTGATATCGCTGATTTTGATAGTGAAATAATCGTTTTAGTGAGTTATGGATATGGGGTTGAATTATAATGGGCTCGAGTAATGATTTAACTAAAATGGAGGGAAATTATTTATTCTGGTTTTGGATGGGTGCGAGATATTTACTTGCATTAGATGACCCACAGGGGATGTTTATAAAGGATAAGGTTAAATTGGAGCGGATTTTAAGATTATGGTCGATTGATAAATTTATTTGGGAGGAAGATGATATAAAGGGTGATTTGACTACTGAGCCGATGGCTGAGATGATTTTAGAAGTTTCAATTGCCATTAGTAAATTGCGTTTATTCCATCAATTATTTTATGGTGTTGATAAGGGTATACCTGAATTGTTTGGTATACTTTTCCTTGATATCATCCCAAAAACCGCTATGTTGACATCAGACACATTTGTTGATAAAATTGATTTTTATATAGCAAAAAATATCTGGGATTATAAGGCTTATTTAGCGGTTGATTATTTACAAAGTTATCCAAATAAATTTTTGGAGGGTTGGGTTAGTGGAAAAAAACATAGAACAAAATCAAAAAAAGTATAGGTTCATTTGCCCATATAACCATATTTTAAATTCTGACACTTATGGTGATGGTACAAGGTCTTGCAAAATATGTGGGAGAGAGATGAAGTTGGAGAAAATTTGGATGTTTAAATATAATGAATTGGAATTGGAAGGGGAAGAAAGTGATTAACGGGCATAGGTTAATAGCAATTTACAATGTTTAATTGAAATGGAGAAAAAAAATGATAGATATTAAACAAGGTAATAGTATAGATGTTTTAAAAACTTATAGTGATAATAGTATTGATACTATGATAACGGATCCACCATTTGGTTTGGCTTTCATGGGTAAGGATTGGGATAAAGCCGTACCAAGTGTAGAAATATGGAAAGAGTGTTATAGGGTATTAAAACCGGGTTCATTCATTGCCGTGATGTCAGCACCAAGAAGTGATGTTCAAATGCATATGATAAAGAATATTTCAGATGCCGGATTTGATGTAAGTTTTACCCCGATATATTGGACTTATGCTACAGGCTTCCCAAAAGCAGCAAATATGGGTAAAGCACTTGATAAGAAACTTGGGGTTGAAAGGGAAATTATAAGTCGAAACCCTAATTCAAGGGAAAACTGTGATAAAACTAATACTTTATTTGAAAGTGGTACAGTTGGTAAAACTGATTTCATTACTAATGGATCTTCTGAACTTGAAGGTTCATATGCTGGTTTTCAACCTAAACCTGCTGTTGAGGTTATTATAATAGCAATGAAACCAATAACACATAAAACATACCTTGAACAAGCAATGGATAATAAACACGGTATAACTTGGTTAGATGATTGTAGAATACCTACACGCGAAAAATTACAATCACAAGGTTTATATAATTCATCATTAGTATCAATAGTTCCGCCGCGTGTAGGTGGTAAAGAATATCCAGTTGAATTAGGTCGTTTTCCTGCTAACCTATTAATAAGTGATGATGTATTAGATGATGATGTAAATCGTGGTAATGGTTATTTCCCTAAAAAACGCGGTGAAAGTGAATATTTTGGTTTAGATAAGGCTGATAGTGAACGGGTTGGTAAAACACCTAAAGTTGATAATTATAGTAGATTTTTTTCACTTGATAAATGGGCTGAGAAAAACCTACCTTTTATAATAACACCAAAAGCAGGGAAGAAAGAAAAGGACGGAGGATGCGAAGAACTACCAGAAAAACAGTTTCACGACAGGGGATGCTCAAAGAACAGTATCGTAGAATATCCACCAGATTACACAAGAAAAAATCATCACCCTACTGTTAAACCTATTAAATTAATGAGTTATTTAATAACATTATTATCAAGACCCGGGGATATTATTTTAGATCCTTTTAATGGAAGTGGAACGACAGGTTGTGCTGCTGCTATTTTAGGTAGGGATTATATTGGTATAGAATTAGATAAGGATTTTGTAAAAATTAGCAAAGCAAGGATTGAATACTGGAAACATTTCAGTGATAGGGGTTAAAATGCCATCCACAGCATATCCACAGCAATTTTAAGGGGTTTTAAATGCTATTTAGTATAAGTAGACGTTTAACTGAAAAAACGGGCTTAGAATGGCTTAGAATTGACTTTACTAATAAAATGTTTTATAATAGTGTTATCCGAAGACTTTTTGGAATAAAGGACAAGAAAGGAAAAGGACGAAAAAATGAATATACAGAAAAGGAAATTAACCGATTTAAAACCTGCGACTTATAATCCGCGTAAAAAACTAAAACCAGGTGATTATGAATTTGAGGCAATTGAAAATAGTATTACGGCATTTGGCTATATAGATCCAATTATTATAAATAGTGATAACACAGTTATAGGTGGGCATCAGCGTTTAACCGTTTTAAAACACTTGGGCACAGTTGATGAAATTGATGTTGTTGTCGTTGATTTACCTAAAGCGGAAGAAAAAGCATTAAATATCGCTTTAAATAAAATTAATGGAAGTTGGGACGCTGAAGTGTTGGAGGATTTGTTGAAGGACATTGAGTCCACTACCCCTGAACTTTTGGCTTTAACGGGGTTTAATTTAGATGAACTTGATAAAATAATAGGTTTAAGCGATGTGGAAAATATTGAAAAAGAGTTGAATGATACTGAACAATTTCAACTTTGCCCAATTTGTGGAAGTAAGGTGAAACAATAATGGCGGGGAGAAAAAGTAAATTAAACCGTGAAATGATTAAAAAAATATATTCCCTAATTAGTAAGGGTAATTATGATATTGTTGTGTTTGAGGCGTTGAATATAGGTTCATCGACTTATTATGAATGGATTGCTGAGGGTACTGCTGATTTGGAGGCAGGTAAAACAAATTTAAAAACGGAATTAGTGGAGGCTGTACAAAAGGCGAGGGCGGTTGCTGAGATTAGGGCTGTTGATTTAATTCAAAAGGCAGGAGAAAAACATTGGCAGGCTAACGCTTGGTTTTTGGAAAGGAAATATGCGGACAGGTGGAGACAGCAGATTAAGACTGAGGTTGATGGGCTTCAATTCAATATTTTGTTGCCGGATGATATAATACCTAAATCTGATGATGAAAAGCCGTAAAACGGTGTATATGGGCTTAGAGGGGTATTATAATGAATATTAAACAACCTACAATTGACTTATCTCAAATCAATAATCCATATTTTATGAACGATAAAGTTTATAAAATGATGAAGGATATTTTAAATGGACAAAATAAGCGTTATTATAATATAAAAGGTGGAACAGGTGGGGGTAAAAGTAATAATATTTTAAAATCACTATTAACACCTATGATAATACTTCCAAATCAAAATATCATCATTTCCCGTAAATATTATTCAAGTATGCGTTTTACCACAATGAAGGAAATGAAAATTGCAACTTATCAAGCGGGTTTAAGTGAGATTTTAAAAATGAACCATAGTACGGGAGAGATATCAATTCATCCCAATTATCGTAAATTGTTTCCGCCGCAAATTAGGGATAACCAAATCAGTTTTATAGGTTTGAGCGATGTTGATAAGTGGTATGGTTTGAATGCTTCAATTATATATATTGAGGAAGCGTTGGATATAACAAAGGATGATTTTACAATTGCTGATAACAGGGCAAGATTATCAGATCATAGTTGTATTTTAACAAGTTTCAACCCGAAGGACATTAATCACTGGATAAAATCATATTTTGAGGATAACCCCACTGAATATATCAAGGGTGAAACTGAGAATATAACTATTAACCCGTGGGAAAATAAACACTTGAGCACTGAATATTTAAAAAGGTTGGAAGCGTTGAAGTATGAGGACGAATGGGCTTATAATGTGTTTTATTTGGGTTTATGGGGTCAATTATCAGGACTTATTCTCGACCAAAACAAAATACATATTGAAAAGGTATCACAGGATTTTTCTGATTATACTGATATAATAATTGGGTTAGACTGGGGTTTCAATCACAAAAACGCGATTTTATTGGTTGGGATTAAAAGCAATGGGGATATTTATGTTTTGCGGGAGTTAGTGAGTACGGGGATGACAAACCCGGAATTGATGTTTGAATTTAAAAATTCCGGTTTACCGATGGATAAGTGGATAGTGGCTGATAGTGAAAGTCCGGGGCAGATTAAGGAATGGTCAAATAACGGATTTATGGTTGAGGGTGCTAATAAAGGACCGGGGAGTGTTGAACTTGGAATCGACTATTTAAGGCGAAATGATATTTATGTGGATACAAGCTGCACTGAAACCATTGGTGAAATGAGGACTTGGAAATGGGCTGAGACGAAAGATGGTATTATTAAACGTGAACCGGTTAAAATCAATGATGACTGTATCGCGGCACTTAGGTATGCTACTGAAAGGTATCACCGAGTTAAGGATTATCAGGGTATTAGACAATTGAGGTAAGTATTTGATTTATTATTTAAAATATGATATACTAAATTAGATATACAGTTTTACATTAAAAATTATAATTGAAAGGTAAAAATTATGTTATTACCAATGTTTAGTAAAATGACACATTATACTGAAGAACAACAAATGGCTTTATATGGACCTTATGCTACTAAAAAGGATCTAATGACTGAAATAGCAATGAAAATTGCTTTATGGGATTTTTATATGGGACCGGGGCAAGAATGGACGTTAGATGATAATATTGATTATGTTCCAAGCAAGGAAAAATTAAACTTTACCAAGGAAATCATTGACCGTCAAAATATGATATTGACTAATAAAAAATATCAAATCAATATAACACCATTAATTGAAGGTGCTGATGTTTCAAAGGTTATTCAATTGATTAGGTTAGTTGAGGAAAATTCAAAAATCCAAAATGTTATTAAAAATATGGACTTAGAGAAAAGCGTTATGAAGAAATCAGCACTAAGGATAATTGGTAATAGGGATAAACAAATATTAAAAGTCGTTAATCATAACCCGTTAGAATTCTTCCACAGCACTGATGATGATGGGACTTTAATCAATGTAAACTTCCATTATTTAACTGAGGAAACTTACTATAATGTTGATGAAAATAAGGAGTTTTTTGTTGGCAATTATTATCTTGAAAATGGTAAATGTTTATGGGATGCTAAGATAAAGGATGCTAAAGGTAAAGTTGTTAAAAACTTATCACAAATGGTTGATACTGGTTTAGATTTTATACCCGTTGAAGTATTCATTAATAACCCACAAATTGATAGTTATAATGGATATTCCGATGTTACAGATATTGAGGGCTTACAACGCATTTATAATATGATAGTTAACGCGATGGTTGATAATATCGGTTTTGATATCAATAAAATGATAAAAATCATAAACAATGAAATGAATAAATCAAAGAATTCAGACCTTAAATTGAAGATAAAGCCTGGTTCAATGTTTGAATTAGATAAAGGGCAAGATATAGCATTTGTTGCAAATGAGACGAATATTGTTGAAGTTTTAAACTTTGTTAATAAAATTAAGGATGAAGCATATCAATTAAAACACCAACCAACTAACAGTCAACTTGCTACCGCTAAATCAGGGAAAGAAATTGAGAATATGTATAATGCACTTGAAAAGTATTGTGCTACTAAATTCAGTGAACTTGATGATGGTTTAAAAAATGTTTATAGAAATATAGTTAAGGTAAATAATACTTTAGGTATATATCCTGAATTAGTTACCGATGTACCTTTTAATATTGAAATTCTACCTAACTTTGATATATTTGATGATGTTCAGACTGATAAGGAAAATATGATTAAATTGGCTGAGATAGGTAAACTTAGTATAAGGACTTTGTTAGAAAAAGTTGCGGGTGTTGAGGACGCTGAGGCTGAGTTTGCAAGGATTATTGAGGAACAGAAATTATTATCAGGTGCTTCAAATGATGCTTATTTAACAAGCGTTATAAATAATATTAAATAAGGGGCTATAAAGTGAAATTATATAACTATGGCACAAACGCCCTATATAATAACCTAAACGGCTTAGAATTGATTGTACTGGCTTGTACGGGTATAATCGGCGGTGTTAAATAACAATGAATATTAAATTAGAAAGTTTGAGGGTTCAAAGACAATTTTTGAAAGAAATAATCAAAAATGAAGTTCAATCCAAAATGTTATATAATAAATATATTAAAACATTATCGGGTGATGTTGCCAAATACTTATCTGATGACAAATATAGACAACAATTTCAGAAGATATATGGGACCACACTTTATAAGGATATATTAGGTGTAACAACTAAAAATATGGAAACTTCCGCTTTACTTGGTGCGGAGGTAAATATGAAACTTATCGAAGAAGCAATTGATGGTAAGGTTGCCACAACTATTGCTAAAAAAGCAATGGATGGGATAATGACAGGTGAATTATATAAGGATAACATAGGGTTAGAGCAAAGGCTTTTATATAACGTTGCTAATGATATGAAGAACTTGGATACAATATTATTTAATGAATTAAAAAAGGAAACATCTACTGCTGAACTTGCTAAGGCTTTGTTAGATAATAAAATATATTTTACGAAGGAAGAAGCATTGAGGACGGCGAGGACAAGTATCAATCAATCATTCCACTTAAGTACAATTGAAAGTAGTAAAAGCAACCCTGCTGTTGGTGGGGTTAAATGGAATTTATCAGGATCACATCCGAGGGAAGATATTTGTGATGATATTGCTAATGATGATGCTGATGGTTTAGGTCCTGGTATTTATAAGCCTGATAATGTTCCACTATCACATCCAAATTGTTTATGCTATTTAACACCTGTGTTGAAGGAAGATTTAGATAAATTATAACCTATAATTATTTTTTATATAAGTAAAAAATCTTTCAAATTCATCAAATATTGAAATATATATTTTCATTTTACTTGTGTTATACATTAAAGTTTTATGAAGAAAATATGCCGCATCTTCAGTATCATATATATCATCCATATATGCTATAAAATTATGAACATCTTCCAATTCAAAACAATTAAATAATCTTTTAAAAAATGTTTTATTAGCACCTTTATTTTCAAAATAAATAATCATAATATCAATATCTTTAAAGTATTTTATTTTATTAGCAAATGTTTCAAGGTAAAAATTATAACTATAATATTCTCCGGCGGTCCACCAACCATCATCTTCAAATTGTCTAATATTTTTTACTTTTAATTCATCTTCTTTTCTCTCTATTTTTCTTTTAATAATCATCTAACTCAACTCTCTTTTTATACATAAGTTTTTTACTTATACTTATATAATATATTATAAAAAACAAATTTCAAGGCCTTTTATAAATATTTTTAATTTATTTTTTAGGCTATATTTGACTTTATTTTAAATACCTGATATAATATATATTTAGTCCGAATACACGCGGGAATAAACGACCGCATTGGAAAAGGAAGGTAATAAAATGAAAGACACAGAATTACAGAACATTGATAACAAAACAGGTGCGGAAGACAAGACCATTGTGGAAGAGACCGATAAAAAGGTTGAGGACACAGGGGATGTTGAAAAGGTTTTTTCACAATCAGAACTTGATAAGGCATTAGCAAAAGCATTAAAAACAAGGGAAGAGAATTTGAAAGAAGTTTGGCAGAAGGAAGAAGAAGCGAAATTAAAGAAACTTGAAGCAGAAAAAAAGGGTGAGTTTGAAAAGTTATACCGTGAATTGGAAGAAAAATATACAAGTTTAGAAACCGGATTTAAGGAATATGAAACAACTTTACAAGCGGAATTTGAAGAAATTAGCAAGGGCTTACCTGAGACTTTAACAAAATTTATACCTGATGGGACTTATGCGGCAAAGATTGCTTATGTTAAAACATTAAAAGCAGAGTTGGAAGAAGCAAAGAAACCTAATAGCACTGGTGGGGATGAGATAGGAAAAGTTGGAAATGTTAAGGATAATACTTTAACGAAGGAACAAATATCGGCACTTACACCGGCACAATTAAAAATGCTGAGTAAGGAAGATAAAAGGAAATATGCTGAACTTTATGGGTTTAGTGTTTTTGAAAGAAAAAATTAAATAATTATATAATGAAAAGGATGATTAATTATGGCAAATACATTTTTACAAGAAGAAGCAGTAGAATATTTTAATAACGCTACTACTTTACTAAACGTTTTTGGACGAAGAATTGTTGGAGTTGACAGCGACATTGTTGCTGAGGGCGATAGTTTGAAGTGGACCGAGTTGGATAGAACTAAAGTTGGAGACGGTGTTATCACTGATGGTCAAGTTACCACTTGGGGAAGACCTGCTTTAAGTGATATCACTTTAACAATAAATAAAGAACTTGGAATTGCTTTCCGTGTTTTGAAGAAAGAAGCCGAGACTACAAAAAGATTTAATTTACATTATGCTGCTGAAATTCAGAATAAGGTTGAAACCCTCGAAGGTTATGTTTTTGCTGAAATAGTAGCAGAAGCAGATGCTTTTGGTGGAACAGATTTAGCACCAACCGATGGAACTACTAATGAAAAACTTTTGAAAGCAC